GGGACGTGGAGGGTGAGCGGGGCGCGGTGCTGGTTGATGACGGCAACCTTCCCGTCATCCGCCGGGGCCGCGGCCACCGACTTCACCTGGGGGCCGCCGAGAATCATCTGGCGAAGCTCCTCCATGCGCGCCTGCATCTCCCGGTTGCTCCGGGCGGCGGCCTCCGTCTGGGCCAGCAGCTGCTGCTCCAGCTCGCGGATCCGCGCCTTGTCCTCCGCCGTCGCCTCCCGGATGACGGCGGCCGGGGGGGCCACCGGGGGATGGACGATGGCGGTGTCGCCATGGGGGCCCATGCCCTGCTCCGCCGTGCCAGTCGGGGTGCCGGGCTGGCGGGCGGGCGTCTGCTCCTGGGTGCCGCGCTCGGGCGGCGTCTTCGAGTCCTTTGCCATGGTGTTGGGTGTCCTTCGTGCGTGAGGAGGTGGGGACTAGACCTTGGCCGGGTCCCAGAAGCCGTCCGCATACACCGCGGAGCGGGGGTAGAGCCACTGGACGCCACCCGCCCGGACGTGGGCCGGGGCCGAGTACTGGAAGCCCTGCCGCTCGAGCGGCAGCAGCGTGTACTCCAGGGGGATGATGGCGCGCAGGTGATCCGGCGTTTGCGCGTACGCCACCAGGCGGGGGACGCTGCCCGCCCCCGCCGTATTGCACCGGGTCCACTCCTCCACCACCTCCACGTCCTTGTGCGTGCTCCTCCAGTAGTCGAGGATGGAGGTGTCGGAGTTGTCGCTCCACGGCGTGTTGCGCAGGTACGCCAGCGCGCGAGGGGGGAGGACGAGCGTCGTCATCCGCTCGGTGTTGCCGGACTGGCTGCGGATCGTCTCGTAGATGAGATCCAGGTGGCTGAGCACCTCACGGGGCTCCATCTCGTCCCAGTAGGCGGAGCCGCCGGCCCCGTTCGGGAGGACGACGATGGGGACGTCGGCGTTGTTCAACAGGCCGGTGGTGCCCATGTCGGCGGCGCCCACGGCGATGGAGTCTTCAATCCGCTCCTCGAGCACGCGCTGGGCAGCGGCCTGCTCCTCGGTGGGCAGGTTGGTGTTGGCGTTGGTCGCCTGCATCCTCTCGAGCTCCGTCCAGCCCGTGGAGGTGCCGTAGCCCCACACGCGGCCGAACACCTCGGTGGCGACCGCGGACACGCGGGGCAGACGCTCCCGGTACGTCTTGAGGAGCACGGCGGCGCCGACGTGGTCGAAGACGGGGTAGCGGTAGCCCTCGGCCCAGGGCGCCGTCTCCGTGTCACGGGGCACCAGCGTACGGCCGGTGAGGGGAGTGCGCTTCACCCGGTACGCCTTGGCCCACATAGACTCGAGCTGACGGGCGAGGGTGATGCCGGGGACGGAGTCCTTGCGGACGCCCACCGCACGCAGGCCCGCGGAGATGAAGGCCTGGCGCTGCTGCACGGGCCCCATCTCCAGGTAGGCCGCGTGGGCGCCGTAGTGCTGGGGCGCGTACTGCTTGACGACGTTGAGAGGCATGGAGTGGTGTCTTTCGTGGTGAGAAGTGGGAGGACTACGGCAGGGCGATGATCATCGCGTCGAACTCGACGAGCGCCGTCTTGTACGTCTGCCCCAGCAGGGTGACGTTGTATGTGGGGGTGAGCAGGCGCGCGCCCTTCACCAACCGGGCAGAGGCGGTGTCGGCGTCGTTGCGGAGGGCCCCGCGGGTGGAGCCGCCCGCGCCCGTGGCATAGCGGGCGTACACGGCGTCCGTCACCGCCATGTCCTCTTCGCATAGCATCCACAGGGTGCCGGCGACACGGACGTCCATCACCACCTGGGGCTTCACCCCGGTGGCGCCCAGGTCCGTCTCCCGGTTGTAGGCGTGGCTGTGGAGGGTGGCCCCGAGGATGGCGTCCCCGGAGGCGGCGAGCTGCAGGAGACGGGGGCGGAGGAGCGCGTCCGGCGTCGCCGCGCGGGCGACGAAGACGCCGAAGGGCACCTCCGCCGAGGCCTCGGACTGGGTGGCGGCGGTGTCCGTGTTGCGCGCGGACTCGAAGGTGAGGCCCGGGAAGCCCGGGGAGAGGGTGGCGGAGTAGGAAGTCTGGACCGGCATGTGGGCGGTTTCCTTTTGGTGGTGAGGGGTGGGTTACTTCTTGCCGCTGGCGCGCTGGCTGGGCAGCAGGCCCTGGTTGTTGAGGTGGTTGAGGTACTCGTCCTTCGCGTCACGCCGTTCCCGGCGGCCGTCGGCGCGGTAGCCGGCGGGCACGCGGCGGGGCTCACGGGAATCCTGGCGCGTGCCCGGGGAGGGCTCGCCCTCGGACTCCTCCTCGACGACACCCGCCCCCTCGCACGTGGGGCAGGGCTCACCGTCGATGACCTTCTCGCCGCCGCACTCCGGGCACGTCACCTCGGCGTCCTCGGTGGGGGCCGCGTCCTCGTCGCCCCGCGGCATGTCCTCGCCCTCCCCGTCCTGGCGCTGGCGGCGCCGCGCGGCCTCGCGCTCCAGCCGCTTCGCTTCCTCGTCGAAACGGAAGCGCAGGTAGCTGTCGCGCTGGCCCTCGGGCACCGAGTCCAGCTTGAAGTCCGGGTTGCGCTTCTGGAGGACGGCGACGCGGATGGCCTCGTCCGAGAGTCCGGAGATGGGGACGTCCTTCCCGTCCTGCTTCACCACCTTGCCGAGCACGGAGCGCGCCGTCGTCTCCAGGGCCACGCGCGCGGTGACGCGCTCCCGCTGGGCCTCGGGGCTGGAGGCCTTCTTCAAGTCGGCGTCCAGCTTCTGCACCTTCTCCTCCAGCTTCTTCTTCTCCTCCTGGAGGGAGTCGGCGCGCGCGCGCTGCTCGCCCGCCTCCTTCTCGGCCGCCTTCGCCTTGGCTTCCGCGGCGGTGGCGGAGTCCTGGCGGAGCTTCTCCTGCTGCTCCAGCGCCAGCGCCGCCTGCTCGGGCACCTCGTAGGGGAGGCCGCCGATCGTCACCTTCTTCATCGTCATGGTCTCTGCTGCTCCTGGGGGGTTGCCTCCCCCGTTGGTGGGTGTTGATCCGCCATCCTGTCCCGAGGTGGACAGGCCGTCCAGCCGCACGCGGGTGTCCCCCCCTCGCGGGTGTTCGCAGGCTGCGACGTGGTTGGGGCGGAAATTCGTCTGGATGCCGGTGATGGCTTTTCCGTCCACCACCAGGCCCGGGGGCGGCGGCTCGACGTCGCACAGGTACCCCGGAGAGACACCCGCGCGGGCCCCGCTCTCCACCTCGCGGGCGAGCTCCTCGTCGTGGATGACGAGCGTCCCACCCACGTGGTTGCCGTCGCGCCAGGGCTTCCCCTGGATGATGCCGCGCATGTGCTCCCGGGCGTTGCCGGGCGTCACCATGCCCGGAGGGTGCTCCCGGGTGACGGGCACGGATTCGAAGCCAGCAAGCGCGGCCGGGGCGAAGACGTCCTCCTCCCTGCGAAGCTCATACAGCATGGAGCCGTCCGGCTGCTGGTACTCGTACACGCCCGTCCGAGAGAGGAGTGCGTCCACCTCGAGGAAGCCGGCGGCGTTGCGGCGGGGGCGCCGGAGGGTACCGCCCGCGTCCAGGCGCGCCACCCCTCGCTGGATTTTCTCGTGCATGGGCCTGGAGGATACCGGACAGGTGGGGGCCCCGCCCAGTGACTACCGGCTCTCCTGCCCGGCCTGCTGGGCTCGGAGCCGCATGGCGATGTCCACCTCCCTCTTCGAGGCGGGGACGGCGAATGCCCTCCATGCGCGGTGCTCGTCCGTCCCCGGCCCAACAAGGGCCCACCCATCACCAATGCCCCACGCCAGCTTCAGCGTCTTGGGGATGAGTAACTCCCCCGTGGGAAGCCTGTAGGCATTCACCGTCTCGTCCTCTTCCTGGGCCAGGCATCGGGCCCGAAGTTGTCGCGGATGTAGGCCACCACCTTGGGGCCGAACTTCCGTTCCGCCACGGAGTCCCCCCATTTGTAGAACTGGGCGAAGGCCTCGGCGAACGCCTCCTCCGGGCCGATGTCGCCCGACTGCAGGTAGAACGGCCTGTCGCTCGCTTCGTACCCGCCGCTGACGAAGTCCGCGTAGGCGTCGCGGAACTCGGGTGTCGTGCTCGCCAGCACGCCATTGCGCGTCAGCGCGCTCACGGCATGGCCGAACTCGTGGAGCGCCGTCTCTGGGCGGCCATTGGGGACGGACACCAACACCTCGTTCACCCCGCCGATGAACACGCCCCCTGTCGTTTCATAGGTGTCCCCTTCGTCGTACCCCGGAGGCCGATTGGCGGCGTGGGCGGCCATCGTCCCGGAGCGCCCCATCTGGGTGATGGGAGCGTTGCCGATATGGATGTCCCCCACCTTCCCCGCCACCTGCTCCAAGAGCGCTTGGGGGAGGCTGGCCAGATCGCGCACCTGCTCCTTCACGTCGAAGGATTGGAAGTCGTCGACGCGGAGCTTGTCTCCCAGCACAGCGGCGAGCTCCGGGTGACGCGAGGCCACGGCGGCCCCGTCCCCTCGGACGGGGCCATTGGACGGCATGGGAGCCGTCGGCGTCGTGGGGGCGCGCGGGGTGGCTCGAGGCCGAGGGGCGCGCGAACCGGGTGGTTTCTTCCGGCCCAGGCGCTGCCAGCCTGAGCCTTCCTCCGGCGTCTCCCCGCTCGTCTTCTGGACAAGTTCCTCCGCGAGGACGTCATCCAGGACTGGCTCAGCCCAGCACCGGCAGTTGATGGGCTGGCCCGGGTGCCCGTCCGCCGGCGGGTCGGCCCAGGAGAAGACGTCCCCGTTGCGCTCCTGGTGCTGGCTGCGCACCCGGTTGTCGCGCATGGTGCGCCACCGGTAGCGCTTCACCCCCAGGGCCTTCTGCCGGGACTCGTTCAGCTTCCCGTGGAACTTGCCCACCTGGTCCCGAGCGATGCGCGCGGCGCTGCTCTCCGCCACCCCCGTCCGCTCCTCGATGAGCTTCGCCAGCTTCTCTGGCCGCATGCCCTTGGACACGGCCTCGAGGACGAGCTCTTCCACCTCGGCGAAGTGCCTGCTGGAGACGGAGCGGATGAGGGCCACGTTCTCCACGGTGAAGTCGTCGACGGCGCGGCGCAGGCCCGGCTCCTCCCGGAAGAGCTCGTCCACGTCCACGGAGAGGTGCTTCCGGAAGGCGGTGCGCAGCTCAGCGCGGTGGAAGGCGGACGTCTCCCAGGCGGTGGTGCGCGCCATCTCCGCCACCTTGGCGTTGGGCATGTCCTCGAGGAACTGCCGGGCCATGTCCTGGAAGACGTTGCGCACGTCCTCCGGGCGGCGAGCGTCCGTCCTCCACGCGTCACCGCGGGCCTCCGCCTCCTGCTGGCGCCGGTAGTCCTCGGCCACCTCCTGGAGGATGGGCACCAGCTTCCGCTGGACGAGCTTCTCCATGGCGGCGAGGTACTCGGTGCGCAGGCGCTTGAAGTAGGCGGCGCGCTGCAGGTCCGGCTGCTTCAGCAGGGGGAAGGCGGCAGTGGCCTGGGGCCGTGCATCCTCCCTCTGGGAGTGGCGGTTGCGAGCCCGGACGGCGGCGAGCACGCGCGCGTCGGTGACGTAGGGCACCCGCTACCCTCCAGCCCCCGGGGTGCCGTCCTTCTCGGGCGTGGCGACGAAGAAGGTGCGCCCCACGTCGCCCATGATGTTCTCCGCCTCCTCGGCGGTGATAAGGCCCCGGAAGGCCACCAGGAGCGCGGCCACACCCGTGGCCCGTGGAATCTGTCCGGTGGCCACCCGATCGACGATGGCCATCATCCCTTCCACCTGGGCGCCGTTGAGCGCCTGGGAGGAGAGCGGGGGTGCCCCCTCTTCTCCTGGCTGCATCGAGCCCGGTGGGGGGGCGCCTTCGGGGCGCTGCTCGGGCGGCTCGTCGGTCGGCAACACGCGCTCCAACTCCGGATCCAGCCCCGTCTCGTCGCTGTACTCGTCTCCGCCGAAGCGCGAGCGAGCCACCTCCCCCTGCGTCAGGACGCCCTCGCGGATGTAGCCGGTGTCCGTCTCCATCACCGTCTTGCGGTAGGTGGCGCGCTCGGTGGGCGTCATCTCCGCCAGCGGCTTCCAGACAATGGACCAGCGCGCCGGCTCCTTCCCCCGGGACGGGCCCCTCTTGCTCAGGAAGATGAGCCGGACGAGCTGCTCAATCTGCCGCTGGATGGACTTCACCCGGCGCGCGCCCATCGCCTCCCGGAAGAGCTGGAGGTCCGCCATCCCCGTGGCGTTGAGCCCCGCGGGGGCCTGCCCGAAGAGCACCGTCACCGGGTAGCCGATGACAGCCGACAGCATGAAATCCAGCCGGGCGAGGGCGTCCGGAATCCCGGTGAAGGTGGTGGCCACCCGCTCGAAGCTCTCCTCTCCACTCAGGAGGATGGCCCGGAGGTTGGAGCGCGCCTGGTCCATCATCGCGAACTTCGCAGCGACCACGTCCGCCTGGTTCTGCGAAATCAACTTGATGAGGTTGGGCATCTTGAAGACGCCCTGGTTGGCGTCGGCGAGCAGGTGCGAGACGCCGTTGTACGAGCTCGCCCAGTCTCGGATGGTGTCGTGCACCCGCTGGAGGACGGAGTCTCCCCAGCCCAGGTTGTACTGCATGGTGTGGCGCTCCAGCCGGACGCCGTCGAAGCGCAGGGTGCGGCTCGCGTGCACGTGCTCCCAGCCCGCGGTGTAGCCGCCGAAGAGAGGGGAGAGCTGGTAGCTGGCCACCGTGCCGTACCCCTTGCGGTTGATTTCGCCGTAGTAGTCCCAGGCCCAGGCCTCCCGGCTGGAGAAGTGGTTGAGGAAGTCCACGCTCTCCACCTGGTCCATGCGGAGGACGTCCGCCGGCCGGCCGCTCCTGTCCCGCGTCCCCACCAGCACCAGCGCGCCGCGGTAGAGCCGGGAGAGCCTGTCGGCTTCCTGCAGGTGGTAGAGGGTGTCGAGCTCCGCCAGCTTCGAGTTCACCGCCTGGGCGAGCCCCGCGTCGCTGGGAATCCGCACCTCGAAGCCGGTGCGGAAGCACTCGTCGGCGGGCAGGTCGACGACGCGGGCATGGAGGGAACTGCCCCGGTAGAGCCGCTCGAGCTCCTCGTCCCCGATGGGGTCCCACTCCATCTCGGTGAAGACGCGCTTGTCGCGCGTGGTGCCGAGCCCGGTGAGGCGGTTGATCCATCCGCTGTCGAAGCGGGCGACGAGTCCGTCCACTGCGTCACTCGCCCGCCCTACGGCGTAGTCGACGACGCGAGCGGCAAGTCCCGTTTCCTTGGAGTCAGAGGCCATGTGCGCCAGGGTACACGAGCCCGGGGCCTGCCTGCTCGTCGCCCGTGACTCGGTACCCTGGCGGCATGGGCGCCCCAACTACCCCTTTCGGAGCACGTCCGGTCCCGTGGCCAGCGGCGGCTCCGGCTCCTCGGCCAGCATGTCCTGCAGCCGGGCAATGCGCTGTCCCAGCGCCCGGACATCGTCGGCGAGCTCCGACTCCCCGGCCTCACGCACCTGCGCGGCCGCGCGTGTGATGTTCGCGAAGGCCTTGCCCAGGAGGTCCGCCTTCCGGCTCACGCCACACCTCCGGGCTTCTGCTGGGCGGCCTCGAGGAGGGAAGCCACCGTGGAACTGAGTCCGGTGGTGCGCGAGCGCTCTGCCACGTCCGCGACGAAGCGGGCCACGTCCAGCCAGTCGGCACGCACCAGCGGCGAGCACCCGTCGAAGTCGGGCAGCTTCACCCCGGAGACGGCCGAGCGCTGGCCCTGCCGGGCGGTGAGCCGCTGGAAGAGGACGGCGGCGAGGGCGAGCACCTCGGGCGCGGCCTGCTGCAGGTCCGCCAGGGCCTGCTCCACCAGCGCGGCCGGAGGCGTCCACTGGCCCGAGGCGGAAACGGTGCCGCCCGTGTCGTTGGCCCAGAAGCGCACGGGCCTGTCGCCGAAGCCCTGGGCGACGGTGCCCCGGTTGAAGCGCTTCGCGCCCGCCTGGGCGATGACGGGACCCGAGGCTTCCTCTTCGGCGGGGCGGACGACGGCGATGTGGCCGGGGCCCTCGGGGTTGCGCCACGTCACCAGCACCGGGTGGCCCTGGTTGGCCAGCTGCTGGGCCTCGGAGCGCTGCACGGGACGCCAGCCGAAGCGCGCCCCGTGGAGGTCCAACCAGAGGTTCGTGCCGTTGGCGTTGAGCTCGCGCCCGTGGCCCGGGGAGCAGGGGTTGCCGTGGACATCCACCCAGTCAGGGAGCACGGCGCCGAGCGCGTCGCAGACGTCGTCCGCGAATCGGTCACAGTGGGTGTCCCTCCGTCCGTCACCGCTCGTGTCCCGCGGCTCGTAGCGTGGATTCACGGCCACGGCGAACTGGTTGATGACGGCGGCGAGGGTGAGAGGGTCCCTCCGCATGGGGTCCCCGCGCAGGGGCGGGGTGACACCACGGGAGACGTTGAGCCCGGTGGTGCTGGGCGCGGGGATGCTGCCGTCGTAGCAGAGGATGGCGGGGAGCTGCATGGGTGTGGCCTCCGGTGTGAGGGTGGCCAGCGTACAGGCCAGCCACCCCACTACCAAGAGAACGCACACCGCGCGGATTGTTACCTCCGGGCCGGGAGAGGTAGCGTCTCGTCCGTGGCGCGCTCCAGCGCCTCATACGAAAGGCAACACATGGCCAGCCGACAGCCCGAAGGAACCTCCCGTTTCCTCCTCACCTTCAAGTTCACGGGCCCGGAGAACCCCGAGCCCACCGAGGTCTACGAGTACGTGATGGACAACGATGTGGAGGGCGCGATCACCAAGGTGCGCGCGGTGTACACCGCGGAGGGGAAAACGATCGTCCCCGACTCGTTCACCATGGCGAACAACGCCCAGGGCCCCATCACCATCGCGTAGCAATCTGCGTTTGAGCGCGTTCGCCGGGCCAGTCTCGTCGGCGCGCTCGGCTCAGCAGTTCGAGCTCGTCCCGTTCGTGGATGTTCCGAGGTTCCTCCAGTAGTAGGCACCCAGGCCGTCGGAGAGACAGATGCACAGCTTCGTTGGGGAACCCGAAGCTGCTCCCGTCCCGTTGAAGAAGCGGATGCCGCCCTCGATGCCACTGGCACACGTGGAGTTGGTGCTGGTGGCCTTGTTGATGAGGATGCCGCCGTTGAGCTCGAGGTTGCCGTTGGAGATGCCTCCACTGAACGTCATGGCCCCCGCCACATCGATGCGTCCGGAACCCGTATTGTAGCGGATGGACCTGTCGCAGGTGGCGCCATTGAGACAATGCTTGGCGCCCGCAGCTACCGTGGTGCCTGTCGTGGCGTCCGAGAACGTTCCCGTGGTCGCCGATACAGCGCCCGATGAGGAGAGGCTCGTCACGCTCACCGCCCCTGCCGTCGTACTGCCGGAGAGGGTGGCCCCGGAGAGGGTGGGACTCACCACCGTGCCGGTGACGATGATGCCCGCCGAGCTGGTGTTGTGGCTGATGGAGGACGTGCAGGCCGTCCCGTTGAGACAGAGCAACGCGTTGCTGGACACCGTGAGGGGCGCCGCGATGTTGGTGAGGGTGAGCGCTGGCGCCTCGATGGCCCTCGTCGCCCGCAGCTTGTCACCGATGATTTCGTAGACGACGCACGCCGCGCCCGTGGCGCCATCCGCGCACAGCTTGGCGCCGGCTTCCATGCGGTATGCGACGGAGCCGGACGCGGCTGATGCCTCCACTCCCTGGGCCTGCACCACTTGGCCGGCGTGGTCTCCCGCGCCTGGGGTGTAGGAGCCTCCGCCAGATGCAGGAGGGGGCGATCCGGAGATGCGACCGCCGATGCTGGCTAGGAGGATGAAAACAAGTGCGGTGGTGGGCATGGCTCAAATCTCCGTGGTGATGGTGGCGGCCCCCGTCACCTGCTTCGCGGACGCCGTGATGCAGCGGATGGG